TATATTTATCGATAAGTAAGGTTAAAAAATGGCTACATCAGGCACTACAGCTTTTGACCTTGACATAGATGAAATAATTCAAGAAGCATACGAGCGATGTGGAATGACAGCTCGAACCGGTTATGGTTTAAAAAGTGCTAGACGTTCTTTAAATATATTATTTTCTGAGTGGGGCAATAGAGGTCTTCATTTATGGAAGGTGGACCTAGCCTCTGTTCCTTTAGTAGAAGGGCAAGCAGAGTATAATAGAGCAAGTGATGCAACTAATTTTCCAAACAATGTAAACGAAATATTAGAAGCTTATGTTAGAAATAACTCAACAACAACAGCCCCTGTCGATACACCTATCACAAAAATAGATAGGTCTGCATATTCATCAATTGCAAATAAATTATCTAAGGGTACCCCTAGTCAATACTATGTAGATAGAACTACATCTCCTAGTATTTTTTTATACCAAACACCAAGCAGTAGTTTCTCAGGATCAAGCTTTTTATTAAAATTTTATTATTTAAAAAGAATTGAGGATGCAGGTGGTTATACTAATCAAACAGATGTAGTCTATCGTTTTATTCCCTGCATGTGTGCAGGGCTAGCTTATTATCTGAGTTTAAAAATAGCTCCTGACAGATCACAAAATTTAAAATTATTATATGAAGATGAGTTAGGTAGAGCTCTCACAGAAGACAGTTCTTCTACTAGCACTTATCTAACACCAAAGGTATATTATCCAGGAACATGAGTAATTTTGCAAAAGGTAAATACGCTAAAGCGATATCAGATAGAAGTGGCATGGAGTTTCCCTATAACGAAATGGTCACTGAGTGGAATGGTTCTCGAGTTCATGTTTCTGAGTTTGAGCCTAAACAACCACAACTAGAATTACAAGTTCATGGAGCAGACCCTGAAGCTTTAAAAGATATCAGAGCAGATAGAGAAGAGCCAAGTGTTGCTGCTTTATTAAATATAAACCCTTTTAAAACAGGTAGTGCAAGTTCTTCAACTATAACTGTGACAGAGGTTAATCACGGAAGATCAACTAGTGACACCGTTCGTTTTAGAAACGCAACTACTTTTGATGGTATATTAGCAAGTAATATTAACAAAGCTGCAGGTTACACAATAACAAAAGTTGATAATGATAGTTACACTTTTAGTGTTGATACAAATACAGCAACAACAGGAAGTATTAAAGGAGGGGGCGACAATGCATCTGCAGGGCCCGCAACAATCTCACCATGACAATGACTCTTAGTGAATTAAAAACAAATATTAGAAACTACAGTGAAGTAGATAGTGGTGTTTTAACTGACGCCGTTTTAAACGTATTAATTAAAAACGTAGAAAATAGAATATTTAGAGCAGTAGATTCTGATGACACAAAATTCTATGCTAACTCAGATTTAACAATAGGTAATAGATTTGTTACTGTTCCGTCTGATACTAGAATTATTAGATATGTTCAATTGACAAATCCTACAAATTCAGATCAGTTTTTCTTAGAACAAGTCGATACTTCTTTTTTAGCAGAGTATTTTCCTGATCCAGATAACTCAAGTGATTATGCAACTCCTAGATATTACGCTCATTGGGACTCTGATAACTGGGTTGTGGCTCCTACTCCTGATGCAGCATATGTCATAACTTTAGCGTATATAAAACAACCAGATACAATAACCACCTCTGATACTAGCAGCACATACCTATCTAATAATTTTCAAGATTTATTGATTTATGGCTGTATGGTAGAAACCCTTAAATACTTGAAAGGGCCAGATAATATGGTACAAATGTACGAGGCTTCTTATCAAGAGGCTCTTCAAACGTTTGCGGCAGAACAACAAGGCCGAAGACGCAGAGACGAATACACAAGTGGTGCAATTCGTCTAGATTTACAATCACCACAACCGAAAATGAAATAAAAGGAGACGATAAATGGCTAATATAATACCAGATGCATTCAAATCAGAACTCTTATCTGGCACACACAATTTTGCTAATGGCGGCAATACTTTTAAAATAGCTTTATTTACAGACATCTCTGGATATTCCACATCAAGCACTACGTACTCTACCACCAATGAAGTTTCTTCTTCTGGTACAAGTTACACCGCTGGTGGAAATGCCTTAGATAGTCAAGCTGTTTCAGTTGCAAGTAACACAGCTCTTGTTGATTTTGCAGACGAAGTTTTTTCATCTGTAACTTTATCAGCAGTTGGTGCGGTTATTTACAATGATACTAATAGTGATAAACTTGTTGTTGTGTTAGACTTTGGAGGAACCAAAACTGCTACTAACGGAGACTTTACTATTCAGTTCCCTGCAGCAGGTGCATCAACAGCTATAATAAGAATCGCATAATAGGTCATGGCTTTAGTTTTAAACGACAGAGTTAAAGAGACAACTACCACAACCGGCACAGGTACGATTAATTTAGGTGGTGCTCAAACTAATTTTGAAACATTTGTAACAGGAGTAGGAAATAGTAATACTACTTACTATGCAATTATTCATAGAAGCAACGCAGAATTTGAAATTGGTTTAGGTACTATTACAGATGCCTCCCCGGATACACTAGCTAGAACTACAATCATATCTAGTTCTAATAGTGATAGTGCTGTCAACTTTAGCGCAGGAACAAAAGATGTCTTTTGTACACTTCCTGCTAGTAAAGCAGTACACGAAGATGGTAGCTCTGACGTAACTTTACCCAATGACTTAATTTTAGGCTCCGACTCAGCAGTTTTAAAATTTGGTGCTGATTCAGATACAACCTTAACGCATACAGACGGCACAGGTTTAACTTTAAATAGCACTAATAAATTACTTTTTAGAGACTCAGCACTTGGTATAAATTCTTCTGCGGACGGTCAATTAGATTTATTTGCAGACACAGAAATTCAAATAGTTGCAACAACTGTAGACCTTAACGGTGAACTAGATGTCTCTGGAGATATCACAGTTGGTGATGACCTTACAGTTAATGGTGGTGTTATTGATGTTAAAAACACAGGAGCACAGTCTGTCGTAAGATTTTATTGTGAGTCATCTAATGCACACTATGCTCAAATACAAGCACCAGCACACTCAGCCTTTTCAGGTAATACAACATTAACTCTACCAGCTGCAACCGATACACTTGTAGGTAGAGCAACAACAGATACTCTAACAAATAAAAGTTTAACAGCTCCTACATTAACAGGTTCTTCTTCTGCAGCAGGTTCTATTTTATTTAAAGAAGATACAGATAACGGAACAAATGCAGTAACTTTGATTGGTCCTGCATCAACAGCAGATGTTACTGTAACTCTTCCCGCGGCTACAGATACTTTAGTAGGTAAAGCAACTACAGATACTTTAACAAACAAATCAATAGATTCAGATAACAATACAATTACAAACATTGTAAACGCAGACATCAAATCAAGTGCTGCGATTGCAGATTCAAAATTAGCTACAATATCTACAGCAGGTAAAGTAGCATTAACAGCATTAGAGATTGATGGAGGATCTGATATAAGCGCAGATCTAACAACATCAGATTTAATAATAGTGGATGATGGCGCCGGGGGAACAAACCGTAAAGCAGCATTATCTAGAATGGTAACATTAATGGCAGCTAATTTGGATGACCCCACAGCATTAGCGATTGCATTAGGATAGGAGGGTAAATGGCAAATACATTTAAATTAGTCACAAAGGCAAACGTAACTAGTGCTGATGTTATCTATACTGTAGCAAGTGGTGCAACAACTGTGGTTCTTGGCGTAATGATAGGTAATACAACAACTAGTCAGGTTACTGCAACTATTAGTCTTGCTTCTACCACAGGTAGTAGAGCAGGTGCTAATAATGAAAACAATCAAACAGTTGAATTAGTAACCAACGCACCAGTGCCTGTGGGTGGTACACTTGAGTTATTGTCAGGGAACAAAGTCGTTATGGAAGCAGGGGATGCCCTTTCTTTAACAGCTTCAGGTTCATCAGACATAGCTGTATCAATTATGGAGATAACCTAGAATGGCATACGTTGGTACACCTATAGATACACAAAACCAGTTTCAGTCTTTAGCAGGTAAAAGATTTGACGGAGATGGAAGCACTACTAATTTTACATTAGATATTGCTCCTAGTTCTACACTAGACATAGAGGTCTTTGTAGAAAATGTTAGACAGGACCCAAACTCTGCATATAGTTTATCAGGAACTACATTAGCATTTAGTGCTGCACCTCCTAGTGGTACAAATAATATTTATGTAGTTCATCAAGCAAAAGCTGTAGGAACAATAAGTGTACCTGATGATTACAAATCAAACGCACAAACAATATCAGGTGCTAGAACATTTAATGGTGGTATTACTATGGGAGGTACAACTCCTACACTTACAATAGGTGATGCAGGAGCAGAAGATACTAAAATAGTATTTGATGGCAACGCACAAGATTTTCATATTGGGTTAGATGATTCTGCTGATTCTTTACTTATAGGATTAGGAAGCACATTAGGCACTACTGCCTATATGACTATAGATGCATCTGGAAATTTTGGTTTTAATCGTGCTGCTACAGCTACTGATACTGATGCATTTGGTGCTTTTATTTCATCTGCAGGAGTTCTTAATAATGCAGCTAATGTAAATGGCTCTAATACTGTCTCAGAATTTTCAGGTAATGCAGGTCAGATTAGAATTAGAGGTGATGGTGATGCTGAAAATACAAATAATAGTTATGGTGCTATATCAGATAGAACATTAAAAGAAAATGAAACATCTGCTAAATCACAATGGGATGATGTTAAAGCACTTGAAATAAAAAATTATAATCTTATTGCTTATCCTGATAGACCTCAATTAGGAGTAATAGCACAAGACTTAGAAAGTGCAGGAATGACTGGACTTGTTAAAACAGATAGTGAAGGAATAAAATCAGTAAAATATTCTGTTTTATATATGAAAGCAGTAAAAGCACTGCAAGAAGCAATGACTAAAATAGAAGATTTAGAAACTAGAGTTAAAGCTTTAGAAGGGTAATATATGTCCGTTGCATTGAATGGAACATCACTATCCAAGATAAAAGCCAATAGCTTAAATCTTGCAGGTACATTTGGATTTACAGGCACAGTATCGGGATTAGCTGATGAAACACCTTTAGTATTAATCAGCACATTTACTTCTGATGGTTCTGATGCAACTGCAAGTTTTACTAGTGGTATAGATTCTACATATAAAGAATATTTGTTTATATTTAATAACTTACACCCTTCAGCAGGTACAAACTTACAATTTAATGGAAGTATAGATACAGGAAGTAATTATAATGTTACGAAGACTTCATCTTTTTTTCAAACAAGACATGATGAAGATGATTCAGATACTCAACTTTCTTATGAAACAGGAAAAGACCTTGCTCAAGGAACTGGTTTTCAACAATTAGTGCCATATGTAGGCACTGGTAATGATGAGAGTGTAAGTGGTTTTTTAAAATTATACAATCCTAGTTCTACCACTTTTGTAAAACATTTTATAGCAAAAACAAATGGCTATGGTGAGGCAGGTACTTATGGAGGTCATGCTGCAGGATATTTTAACACTACCTCTGCTATAGATGCTATTCAGTTTAAAATGGCTTCTGGTGAAATACAAGGTGGAACAATTGATTTATTTGGAGTAGTATAGTGGCACTTAGTAAATTAGCAGCAAACTCTTTTGACCTGACAGATAATTATGCTTTTACAGGTACAACAACTGGAGCAACATCTACACAAAAATTATTTTTAATTAAGAATATTGATGCAAGTTCAGATTCAACTATTAGTTTTGTCAATGGTGCTAGTAGTGTTGTATTAGATAATACATATAAAACATATTTATTTAGATTTGTAAATTTACATCCTGCTAATAATGGTCCTAACATGAGATTTCAAGGAAGTGTAAACACAGGAAGTTCTTATGGTGTAAATATAACATCAACTAATATTGTTGTTAGAAATTTTGAAAACGATAGTTCTACAACTTTTCAATATGACACAGGAGGAGATTTGGCACAGTCTACTAGTTTTCAACCTTTTACGTGTGGACCAGAAAACCAAAATGATTCAGGTGTTGGAGGAGATTTATATCTTTTTAATCCTAGTTCAACTACTTTTGTTAAGCATTTTTTAGGGGTAACAAATGGAATAGGTGCAGATGCTCATTCACAGCAACAATTATTTGCAGGTTATTTTAACACAACATCAGCGATAGACGCTATACAGTTTAATACAAGTAGTGGTGACATAGATGCAGGGAGGTTTTCATTATATGGCATTAAGTAAGATTCAACCCGCATCCATGGACCTAACTGCTAATTATGCTTTTACAGGAACTAATTCTATATCAGGATTAGAGTATGCAGAAAAAAAATTAGCTACAGTGACAGCCTCTAGTAGTGGTACATTAGATTTTACTAGTAATATAGATAGCACATATAACATTTATAAGTTTAGATTTGTTAACATACATAGTTCTGCAACTGCCGAACTTCGTTTTCAAGGAAACGCTGCAGGGGGTTCAGGATTTAATGAAACAATGACAACAACATATTTTGTATCTAGACATGATGAAAATGGTAGTAATGGCACACTAGGATATGACACAGGTAATGACCAAGCTAACGGCACTGACTTTCAAAGATTAGCAGATAACTTTGGAGCAGATGATGATTCAAGTTTATGTGGAGAATTATTTTTATTCGACCCAAGTAGCACCACTTTTGTAAAACATTTTATTGCAACAACACAATATTATCAAAGTGCAGTGCCAAGAACTAATAATACTTTTGTATCTGGCTATTTTAATACCACAAGTGCCATAGATGAGATACAATTTAAAATGTCTAGCGGAAACATAGACTCAGGTACAATAGAAATGTATGGAATTAACTAGAGAAATTGATATAAAGGAGGATAAATGCCAAGATATCATAATATAAATGGAACTAAAGTACAGTTCACAGCAGACGAAGAAACTGCTCGTGATGCTGAAGAAAAAGCATGGGCTGATGCAGCTCCTGCTAGAGCTTTGGCTGACCTCAGAACAAAAAGAAACAGATTATTAGCAGAGACAGATTATCTAGCTTTATCAGATAATACTCTTAGTGATGATATGAAAACATATCGACAAAGTCTAAGAGACTTACCTGCAGGAAAAGATACAGTAGAGAAGTGCGAGAACGCAGTATTCCCTACTAAACCATAGGAGGATAGATGAGTAAGACAAAAGTAGATTCAACAGGTATAGATTTAACTGATAATTTTGCTTTTACTGGTACTGTCACAGGAACTCCAGGTATTACTGAAACAGACCAATGGAGATTGACTTCTAATAAAACCAGTACGGGAGATATTACAGCAAACCTTGAAAGAGTAGATACTACTGGTGGTGGTTACCTTGGCACAGGAATGACTGAGAGTAGTGGTATATTTACATTTCCAAGCACAGGTATTTATTTAATTAGTTTTGTTATGCTTAGTGATGGAATTACTAGAACTCAAATATTAACAACAACAGATAATTCTTCTTACAGTATAGCGACTAGAGCTTATGCAGATTCTAGTGTTCAATCAGGAATTTCTCAATTTATGTTTGATGTAACAAATACCTCTACACACAAAGTAAAATTTAAAATGGATCAGGGTTCAGCTTTATATGGAAGCACCGATTATAACCAAACAACTTTTACATTTATAAGACTAGGAGATACTTAATGGATAGAGATTATTTTCAAGACGCATTACAAACTTTTAATGGTGGAGATTGGTATGGGTGGAAAAAAAATTGGACAGGCTCTCACAGAATGTCTTATGAAAATATTATAATAATAAAAGAGGGCGCAACCATACCAAGCGAGACAGATATTAATACAAAGATTGCTGAATTAAAACAGGCAGAAACAAAACAAACTACAGACGAAACATCAGGTAAAACTAAATTAAAAAATCTTGGTTTAACTGATGATGAGATTAAGGCTCTAATAGGTAAATAATATGGCATACATAGGACAATCAATTAAAAACGGAACCTTCAGTGTCTTAGACACGAGTGGCAATACTTACAATGGTTCTAACACAACATTCAGTTTAGGAACACAAGTAGGTTCTGCAGCGCAGTTATTAGTATCTCATGATGGTGTTATACAAAAACCTGGAACAGACTACACACTAGCTACAGGCGGAACACAGATTACATTTACTACAGCCCCTGCAAGTGGAGCATCAATCTTTATTGTAGAAATATCTGGTGCAGTTGGTGGACCTATGAATACAGATATCAATGGTGCAGAGTTTATTTTAGATGTAGATGGTGACTCCAGTATCACAGCAGACACAGATGATCAGATAGATTTTAAGGCAGGTGGTACAGACAGATTTGTATTATCTTCAGCCAATGCAAAGTTTAATGTGGGGGC